CAAGAAACGATAGTTATGTGCAAAGATATTTAAACTTGATGCAATCAAATGTTGTTGGCAACAATGGTATTCGTTTATCAATGAAAGCAAGAAATGATGATGGCAGTTTGGATTTAGTAGCAAATAGAATTATTGAAGAGAAATGGCATCAATGGTGTCGTTTAGGAAACTGCACAACAAATGGCAGATTAACATTTATAGACTGTCAAAAATTATTTATAGAATCTTTAGCAAGAGATGGTGAAGTATTAGTTCGTCATGTCAAATCAAGAGATTCAGAGTTTGGTTATCAGATAGAGTTTTTAGAAGCAGACCATTTAGATGAAACTAAAAACGACAATCCTGAAAAGGGTGGTAATAAAATAAAAATGGGCGTTGAACTAAATGCAAGTAATAAACCTATTGCTTATTATCTGTTTCAAAATCATCCATTTGATAACCAATACTATGCAAGACAAAAACACATCAGAGTCAATGCTGATGAATTAATCCACGCTTACATTCCAAACAGACCTGAGCAAAACAGAGGTGTGCCATTTACTGCATCTGCGATGGCAAATATAAAATTATTGAATGGTTATTTAGAAGCTGAAATAGTTTCGGCAAGAGTATCAGCAAGTAAGATGGGTTTCTTTGTTTCTCCCGATGGCGATGCTTATGTGGGAGATGGAGAAGATGAAGAATACGTACCGATAATGAACGCTGAAGCTGGAACATTTGAACAATTACCAGCTGGAATGGATTTCAAATCTTTTGACCCTGACCATCCAACATCAGCTTTTGAATCATTCAGTACACAAGTTTTAAGAAGTATTGCATCAGGTTTAAATATTTCTTATCACGCCTTAACCAATGACCTTAGTTCTGTTAATTACAGTTCATTAAGGGCTGGTGCATTAGAAGATAGAGAGATGTATAGACTGTACCAAAGATTTACCATTGACCATTTCGTTAGACCTGTATTTGAAAAATGGTTAGAGATGTCAATATCAAGTGGTGCTATCTCAACGTCTCCAAGTACCAACCAACCTTTGCCAATGAGCAGATACGATAAGTTTGCTAATTCAGCAAACTTTATACCAAGAAGCTTTTCGTGGGTAGACCCACAAAAAGAAATGATGGCTTCTATAAGTGGTATGCAGTCAGGTCTAGTAACATTTCAAGATGTTCAAGCAAACTATGGTAGAGATGTTGAGGAGTTGTTTGAGCAACACGAAAGAGAACAGAAGTTAGCAGAACAATATGGTGTTAAAACAGCATTTCAACCTTTCGGAATGAAGATGCCTGTTGAGGCTGACATTCAGGGTGGCGAGGGTGGCGATGGCGACTGATTTTCCGACAAAAGGTGAGGATAAAAAAGTCAGTTTAAGAAACTCTAATTATCCGCAGTTTGATTATGGATTTATTGCTGGTGTCAAAGAAAATGACCCTGATATCTATAAGGCTGGTGGCAATATTAGAGGTAACGAAGCATTTAATCTATGGACTAAAGCAAGAGATGGTGAAGAAACTGCTGGTGTCATAAGATGGATTAAAGAAAGAGAAGCATGGGCGGCTAGACATTTTGAAGATGGCAAACAGTTCAAATCAGGAGATAAAGCTGGTAGACCATCGAATATTGCTGGTGTTATTGCTCAAATGAAATGGGGAGTTATTGGCACACTTGGTGAACAAAAAATGAAAGATGTTGTTTTAGAAGCTATCAAATATTTAGAGCAAAAAGAATCAGGTTCAGCTAGTCAAGCACAACAAGACAGACAAGTTTCTGATTCTGTTGAGAAAGCATTAAGAGATAAAGTAGAAGAACATAATGAAGAAGTAGGAAACGTGGCTTCTAAAAGAACAACTTACAGAACAATTCTTTCGGTATTTGAAAGAGGTATTGGTGCATACAAAACAAATCCAGCTTCAGTTAGACCTAATGTTGGTTCACCTGAACAATGGGCGTATGCACGTGTAAACAGTTTTCTTTTCGCTTTGCGAAATAACAGATTTCAGGGCGGTAAGCATGATACTGATTTACTTCCTGAAGGGCATCCTTTATCAACCAAAAACAAAGAGGATAAATCTATGGAATATAAAGATAATAGACATATTCTCAATGTTGAGGAAACAGATGATACTTACGTAATATCATTTGCTAAACATGAGGATATGATGGAAAGTATGGAAGATGATGACAAAGAAATGATGGAATCTCGACCATACCATGATGAAGAAGATAAAGATGAAGAAGAAAGACTAGATAAGTCCGATATTGTCTATCGAACTCTAGACCTTTCAAGAGCATCTTATATCGATGAAGAAAAAAGAAGAGTGAGAATCGGAGTTAGTTCCGAAGAACCTGTTGAAAGAGATTTTGGCATGGAAATAATCTCACATTCTGAAGAGGATATCGACACTAGCTTTATTGGTAGTGGTAGGTCTCCTTTACTCTTAGACCATGACATGAAGAAACAGATTGGTGTGGTCGAAAGATACGAAATTGATTCTGCAACAAAAAGTGCGAAGGCAATAGTTCGCTTTGGTCGAAGTGAACTCGCAGAAGAAATATATCAAGACGTGCGAGATGGTATACGTCAAAACATCAGCGTTGGATATAAAATAAATGGCATGGAACGAATGAAAGAAATGAAAGATGATAGACCTATGTTTAGAGTTAGAACAACTCCGCTTGAAGTGAGCGTTGTTTCAATTCCAGCAGATTCTTCATCTGAAGTTGGAGTAGGTCGTTCTCAAGATAAACAAAAACAAACAACCATAAAGGTAAATACTATGACTGAAGAAGTTAAAAATGAAATAAACCTTGATGAAGTTAGAGAACAATCTGTTGCTGAAGCTAAAGCCGAATTTGTTAGAAATTCTAAAGAAATTATGGACTTAGCTGTTAGACACAACAGAAGGGATTTAGCTGACAAGGCGATTCAAGATGGCAACTCAGTAGAAGAATTTAGAGGAATCTTATTAGACCAAATAGCGACTGATAAGCCTTTAGAAACTCCTGAAATTGGCATGACTAAAAAGGAAGTTCGTCAGTTTTCGATTATGAAAGCAATTAATGCTTTAGCTAATCCAACTGATAGACAAGCACAAAGAGAAGCTGAATTTGAATTTGAATGTTCAGAAGAAGCATCTAAACACTATGGCAGAACTGCACAAGGAATTATGCTTCCGCCTGAAGTAATGAGCAATTGGAACACAAGAGACCTAAATGCGTCTGACGATGCTGGTCTTGTTGGTCAAGACTTCAGACCTGAAAGCTTTATTGATGCTCTTAGAAACGCATCTGCTGTAATGCCATTGGCTACTAACCTAAATGGACTACAAGGCGATGTAAAGATTCCTAAGAAAACATCTGCCGCTTCTGCTGCTTTTATTAGTGCTGAAGGTGGTGCATCAGGTGAGTCTGAAATGGTAATTGGTTCTGTAACTATGTCTCCAAAAACTGTAGGTGTACACACAGACGTTACTCGTCAATTAATGCTTCAATCATCTTTAGATGTTGAAAACTTAATTCGTGATGACTTAGCTAAATCAATGGCAATTGCAATTGATGATGGTGCTTTAGAAGGTAGTGGTTCAAGTGGAAATCCTACAGGTATTACTAATACTTCAGGTATCAATACTGTTTCTTTATCATCTGCGGCGGCTCCGACGTTTGCCGAGATGGTCTCTATAGAGACAAGTGTAGCTGTCGATAATGCTTTGGTAGGCGACTTAGCTTACATCATTAATCCTACTAACTATGGAACTCTAAAAACTACAGCCAAAGACTCAGGTTCTGGCTTATTCGTTGCGGAGAACAACATGGTGAATGGTTATCCAGTAGTTATTTCTAACCAATTAACTGCTAACAACTATGTGTTCGGAAACTTCAATGACCTATTAATTGGGTTTTTTGGCGGTCTTGATATAACAGTGGACCCTTACAGTAATTCTACTTCAGGTACTGTTAGAATTGTTGCTCTACAATCAGTAGACGTAGCTGTAAGACACGCAGTATCTTTCTGTAACGCAAGTTAATAGATGGTATTAACAACTGAAAAGGCAGTAGGGGTTTTCTCTACTGCCCTTTCAAAAAACAAGGAAAGCAAAATGAAAGTTTTAATTCTTAGAGATACAGTTGCTGATGGCAAAAAAGTTTCTGCTGGTGATGTAGTTGAGTTAAATAATGACACAGCTAATATCTTAATCAGTTATGGCAAAGCAGAAGTTTCTGAAGGCAAAGTATCTGAAAAAAAAGATAGAAGTGTAGGCTTAGAAAAATCAGAAGTTAAAGTCAAAGGAAGAAAAGGAAAATAAATGGCTTTAGAATTTGATGCTGATTTTGATGGCTACTTTGATGATTCTTATGGACATGGTGTGTCTGCTACATATACTCCATCAGGCGGTTCTGCATCAACTATCAAGGTTATCCTTGAAGATGAATATTTATCAGTAGATGGTCTAACTGTAGGAGTTGAGGGCAGTACACCTGTCGCATATTGCAAAACCAAAGATGTATCTTCTGCTAGTCATGGAGATACTTTAGCTTTTGCAGCACAAACTGATTTAGATGGTAATACTCTAAAAGGTGCAAAAACTTATTCTGTTGTAAATGTGCAACCTGATAACACAGGCATTACAGCTTTAATATTACAAGAACAATAATGGCTAATCACATCAGACAACAAATTA